CCACGATCCCTTGCTCGATCTTTCGTAGCTTTTGGTAAAACGCTCTCAAATCCATCCCGCCCCTCTTTCTTATGCGCGGACAGACGCTTTCGCCTCCGCCCGCGATCCTTGCTGCCTCTTGTCCGCGCGACCTAACTGTTTACCTGCACTCCAAAGGAGTTTCGCAAAACCGCAGTCCCATAGAGCACGTCAACGGTGAACTGCTGCGCCAGCGTGTTGGGCTGATAACTCATCACCACTCGGATGCCAAAGTTGCCCATCTCGGCATACTCGGCAATGGCGCCGGTCCCGGGAAGCGGTTGCGGCAAACGGCGTATCACAAGCCCGATCGCGTCTCTCGAAAAGGCCAGATTATGAGTACTCACCGGTCCGCTGCCAGTCGTCGGGACAAGCTGCGATCGAAACACGAAAAAGTCTTTGATCTTTCCGACAGAACCGTCCACCAATGCCCGCAATCCCGCATCTCCGGCGGAATAGTATTCACTAAATCGTGGGATCTGTCTAAGCGCGGAGTAACTCGCTGGATTAACCACTAGGTACTTACTAGCCATACCCGGGACCTTCGCCTGAAATAGCGCCGTTTCCGCGGCGTCCACAACACCCTCTATCAACGGCACCCCAGCCGTTCCCACCGGGGCGTTCGAGCTGAATTGCGAATACAGGCTCAAAATGTCGGTTTCGATTGACTCCGCGATCGCTACTACGGCCGGCTGCATGTACAGTCGCAATAGGTCCGGGACTGCCAGAACCTTCGTCACATCCGGAATTTGGAACGTGGCTTCCGCATGCGTGTTCAGCACGATCTGTGCGTTCCCTAAACTCGGATTCTGCGTCTGAACCATCCCGCCTTCCGCAATGTTATTCGCCACCAGTGTGGGCGGGATCGGGACATTCACCGTATCCCCCGCATTCGCTAAGGTCGGTTCATAATCCCGGTTGACCAAGTTTCCCATGATCAAGTTACTAACGAGCGCCGGCAAGGCATCTACCGCGACTAATTTCACGATTGCAGTTGCAACATTTGCTGATGTAATTGTTGGCATTTAGATTGTCCTTTTGTCTCTTTCCGTCCTATTTACCGGGCCACGTGTTCGCCTTGAGCCGCCTCCCGGAGCCGTCTCACATGCCTCGTAGTGCTTGGTTCGCAACTCTCGAGACTTCCTGACGAACCTTCTCCAGTTCTTCCGGACTCATGCCCGGCCGAATCTTGTCTAGATCGAGCCCGCCCGTATTCGTCGCTGCCTTTGGTCCCGATCCCATTCCCGATCCACCCGTCATGCGAGCCGGCAGCAGCTCGGGATTCTCCTGCACAAACTGCGCTAAATAATCCCGAAGAGAAACTTCTCCAGGCGCTATCAGCTGGCCGTCGTCGCGCCGCTGAATGTCATCCTTCACCGCTCGATACGCCAGATCAACCTTAGCCACGCCCAACCGCTGTAGCTCTGCGCGAATCGATGAGCTCCGCTCCGCCTCGTCCGCCATCTTCCGGCTCCGGTGATTTTCTTTAACCAGATCGTTGACGCGCTTCTCTAAGTCCTCGCGCCGTTTGCGCTCGTCTAGTAGCTCGGCCTTATACGCTGGCTCCGCTTTTACTTGTTCGGACTGCACAAATTCCTCGATCACGCCGCGTATCAGTGAACGCAGCTCCGCCCCTTCGGTCTTTTGCTCTTCCATAACCCTCCTGCGCAATGGCCCGTCGGCCGCTTTATGTTGAAGATTCTTGTTGATCGATCTCGCGCCCGATCTGGTCCTTCACGTCTTGCCGGACATCGCATAGAAATTGGAACGCCAGTTTCTTGTACACTTGCTTCCGTAACGTCGGAGAATCCATCCCCAAGCTCAATAACCGCTGCGCGTCTTCCAGTTCGGTGCCAAAATCCCCGATGTCAAACTCATCCATTCCAGAAACGTTGATGCTCAGCCCGTCCTCTCGCGCCGTGTCCACCGCCCGAAGAACGCGTTTCATCGCGTCTTTGACGGCATCCCCATACGCGCGCAAAACCTCTTGTGTAATCGCGTAGTCGCGCTGTTTGCTCAATCCCGACTGCGCCGCGTTGCCCGACATCGATCCGCCCGCATGCGTCACGTAACACACGCGATAGATCTCTTCTTGTAGCCTCGTTAAATTATCCGCGGCAATCTGAAACACAGTCCCCTGCGGCTCGGTCCATCCAAACCGGTCCTGAGGCCCGAGTTGAATGTAGTACGATTCGCCCATCACTTGATCCCAATCGCGCTCCGAGTAAATGACCGGCATCGCAAACAGGCCCATGGTCAACGCCCAACCCAGCGCATTCGACTTGTTGAAATGCTCCAGTTGCAGCGTCGCCGCTTTATTGAGCAGCCACAAACCGTCCGACACGCGTAACTCTACCAGTGGAACGCGTTGCTGCTTCGCTAGCCCATGTCTACCCTCGGCCACAATATCCACAGGACCACGTTGCGTTCCGCCTTCGGTTTGTTCGTAGACCCGATATGTTTCCTTGTCGTAATAGACCCAGCGTGTCTGCTTCGCCCACGTCGTATCCTCTAACCGCTCCTTGCGCAGGCTCTGCGTCCGAAGCACCACCCACTGATACTGCCCGTGATCGTCGTAACTCCAATTGATCAACTCATCCGCCGCGTAACTCACTAAGTAAGCCCGCGAAGCTCCCCGCTCGTCCTCCTCCGCACGCGTTCCTACCGGCCCGCTCATCCGTGGAAAATCGACCAACACATAGCTCTTGCCGCACACCAGCGCTTCCACGAATTGCCGGCGAAAGAACTCCGCCAGATTAGTCCCTTTTAAATCGCAGTCTTCCGCAAATTGCCCAAAGAACTTTCGCGACCGTTCGCTTTTCCCGTCATAGCTAAGAGCCGGTTCCCTTCGGAACAGAGTGGCCGTGTACCAGTCGACAATGGAGCCGACGTAATTCTCGTAAAAGCTCCGGCTCAGCCTCTCGATATAGACGTCTCCGGGCTCTTTCTGCCGGCGAACCAGATACTGATCCGCGCTAACCCGGAATTGTTCTCCCCCCGCATATAGATCCCGATACTGTCGCCACATCGGGCGCTTCGCCGCGTATTCCGGATGCTCGTGATTAATGTCTGGTCCAGCCATGCCTAAGTTCATCGGATGCTCTTCGCGCCTAAAGTAATCTCCGCCCCTGTTCTCCGAACCTGGTACGCGGCCTGCATTCCTGCCAGATCAGGTAACCCAACGCATCGGATAAATGCGTTCGTTTGGAGTCTTTCTCTTTGTCGATGATGCCGCTGTCCGGCTTAAACGTAACTTCTTCAAAGTCGGTGATCAGACCGATGCATCGTGGATGCACCAACAGCCGAACATCCTCATCTGCTGAAAATAGCTTGGCGTTCACCAGAGCCACGCGCTCTCGAACGCTTGGATTACTCGGAGGTACACGGAACTTCAGATTCCTGTACGCCGTTTGTCGAAAGAACTCCTTAATCATTTGATAGTCCGTGGTTCCCGCTGTCTGCAGTCTCTGACCCGATGCGTCCCCGTAGATAACGATGCCAGCCTGATGATTCGGATATCGCGCGTGAAACTCCTCGCACGCCTGCAATGTACTCGCGCGGCTCAATACCACCTCATCCAGCACTCGAATCTCCTCTCCGTCCTTCTGCGCCACAACCGAACTCATCGGATCCACGTTGAAGTCCAGTGCCCAAAACAACGGCAGCCTGGGATTAACTTCCATTTCACTGATATTCCTCGCTCGTTTAAACGCCTCATAGACCGCGCCAGACTGGACATTCAGGTATTCGCCCAGCGCTTCCTGTTCGAAGAATTTTGCATCGTAACTCCCCTTCAGGCGATCGTAGAAATCCGGGACCTTGTCCAGCACATGGCTGTTCTCAAACGGCTTTGCCAGCACAACGTCGTAACCTGTCACCCCGTTGCGGATAAACCTGCGATAAACCCAATCAAACCCCTTCGGCGTCCACACCCCGAACCCGCACAATCGTGAGGCGTGAGGATCTCGCAGACGCCCTTCCAGCCGCATCCAGGCTTCTTCTGTCGTGTAAGTCAGCTCGTCCAGACCAAACCACGCCAGATTAGTGCCCCTCAGCCGCTCAAAGTCGTCCACCGCGCGAAAGTAAATCCGCGAGCCGGTGTCCTTCATCAACAGCACTAACTCCGACTTATTCAACTCATAGGGGATTCGATTGTCGTCGAGTACTTCCAGAAAGCTTCTTAGCGTCGCATCCCGCAGCATTGGGTAAGTCGGGGCGCCGATTAGTCCCTGTCTTCCCGGATTTAAGTAACTCAGCCGTATCGCTTCTTGACATAATGCCTGGCTTTTTCCCGATCCAATTGGCCCCGAGAATCCCTTGAACCTCGCAGTCGATCTGTGAAACTTACTTTGTGATGGGAGCGGCACATAGTCTATTTCTATTCGCAGCGTTTCTCCGCTGGCTCTTTCCACGTGACGATAATCTCCCTCGGCTGCTCCTCTTCCTCAAGTTCCCGCTCCAGCTGCGTCAGCCGGATGAAGTCCGCGAGCGTTACCTTGTTGGTCTTGAGATCCAGGCGTTCTTCGATCTCCGTCAGCAGCTTGCTGATTCGTTCCTTCCGGCTCGCCATGATCCTCACCCCATTGCTCGTTCCAAAAAAATGGGCGCCTCCGTTTCCAGAAGCGCCCGCAAGCAACTCTCTCCTGCACCGACTTTATCAATCAGATTTCTACGCGATAGAATTCGCCTCTCTAAATGCCTGAAAACACACCGAACATTTCCGCGCCTTTTCTGTCACCTGACATTGTTAGGCCGTCCGAATCCGCGCTGCATCCCCCAGGCCGCGATCTTCGATCTCGATCTCTCGCATTCGAAACTTCTGCACCTTCCCCGTCACCGTCATCGGAAACTCTTCCACAAAACGGATATACTGCGGTACTTTGAAGTGCGCGATCCGCCCCCGGCAGAACTCCCGGATTTCTTCCTCTTCCGCCGGCGCCTTCAACCGAATCCAAGCTGCAACCACTTCGCCCAGCCTTGCGTCCGGAATCCCCACTACTTGCACTTCCGCCACCTTCGGATGCATATGCAGGAATTCTTCCACCTCGCGCGGATACACATTCTCGCCGGCCCGGATGATCATGTCTTTCGCCCGCCCTGTGATCCGGAAACACTCATCGATATCCATCGTCGCCAGGTCGCCTGTGTGCAGCCATCCGTCTTCATCAATCGCGCGCCGCGTCGCCTCCGGCTCCTGATCGTAACCCTTCATCACCAGATACCCGCGCGTGCACAGCTCCCCCGATTCCCCAACCGGCACTGTCTCGCCGCTGGGAGAAACAATCTTGACTTCCGTATTCAGGCACGCCTGCCCCACCGTCGACACCCGCCGCTCCACGCTATCGTCCGTCGCCGACATAGTGATCACCGGCGAACTTTCGGTCTGCCCATAACCCACCGTCATTCCCACGCATTGCATCTCGTTCACCACGCGCTTCATGATCTCTACCGGGCACGGCGCACCCGCCATCAGCCCCGTGCGCAACGAGCTAAAATCAAATTTCCCGAAATCGGGATGATCCAACTCCGCGATAAACATCGTCGGCACGCCGTAAATCGCTGTCGCATGTTCCACGTGGAGCATCTCCAGTGTCGCGAGCGCTTCAAATGTCGCAGATGGCAGTATCATCGTTGCCCCGCTCACCACCGAAACCAATGTCCCAATCACGCACCCAAAGCAGTGATATAGCGGCACCGGAACCACAATTCGATCCTTTTCTGTAATCCTCATCCCCTCGGCCAGCATGTGCGCATTGTTCAAAACATTTCGATGCGTCAGCAGTACGCCTCTTGGCGATCCCGTTGTTCCCGACGTGTATTGAATATTGGTCACATCATCCGGCGCGATCCGCCGTTCCCGGATCCCTCGGCCCTCGGCCAGCATCTTGGCCCAGCCTTCCGTGCCGAAATAGACAATGTGCTCGAGGGCCAGCGTTTGCCCTTCAATCGCTTCACTAACGATCGCGCGATAGTCGGACCGCTTGTCTCTCTCCCAAAGAAACAGCGCCTTCATCTTTGACCTTCGCAAGACGAAAGCCAGATCGTACGACCGATAGGCCGGATTCACGTTCACCAGCACCGCACCGATGCGCGCGCACGCGAGGTGCATCAGCACCCACTCGGCGCAGTTGGTCGACCACACGCCAATCCGGTCGTGCGCCCCCAGGCCCAGCCCAACCAGTCCGCGCGCCACCCCTTCCACCGCCGCAGCCAGCTCCGAAAACGTCAGCCTCATCCCTTGATGCCGCACCACCAGCGCTTCTTTGTCTGGAAATCGAGACGCGGTCTTCGCAAACACGTCCCAGATGCTAGCCTCGATCAGCGGAGCGTCGTGGCCCCGTGAGTAACTCAACATGGACGAAATCCCCTCCAAATCTGGGTCTCAGTGTATAACAATTAGCTATGCGCGTCCGCAATTTACTCGGCCTTCTCCTCACCTGCTCGGTTGGCTTCCCGGCGTCACCCGTCCGCTTCACGCTCGAGCAGGTAATGAGCGCTCCTTTCCCGTCGGAACTTACCGCCGCGCCCAAAGGCGGAGCAGTTGCCTGGGTGCTCAATCAACACGGCGCGCGCAACGTCTGGATCGCAACCGCGCCCAATTATTCGGGCCGCAGCCTTACAAACTATCGCGACGACGATGGCCAGGAGATCGCCCAACTCACCTGGACACCAGACGGCCGATCAGTCATCTATGTTCGTGGCGGCGACTTCGAAACCGGCCGCGAAAATCCCAATCCCGCCAGCCTCCCCCAAGGCGTTGAACAAGCCATTTGGATTGTCCCTGCCGCCGGCGGCGCCCCGCGCAAGATCACCGAAGGCAGCGAGCCCGCAGTCTCTCCAATGGGCGACCGTGTCGTCTTCCTGCGCAAAGACGAAATCTGGTCGGTCGGCCTCGACGATGCCGCCAAGCCCGCTCAATTGATCCACGCCAAAGGCCAAGCCTACCAACTCCGGTGGTCGCCCGACGGCTCAAAACTCGCCTTCGTCTCTATCCGTTCCGACCACTCCTTCATCGCCGTCTACAACGTCGCCGCGCAATCTCTCATCTATCTCGATCCCAGCGTCGATCGCGACTCCGACCCCGCCTGGTCCCCCGACAGCAAACAACTCGCCTTCATCCGCACCCCCGCCGCTTCGTCGAACTTCGGCGCACACCGCGCTGCATCGCCGCCCTGGTCCATCCGAATTGCCGACGCCGAATCCGGCACTGGCCGCGAACTCTGGCACGCCTCGAGCGGACCCGGCAGCGTGTTCCATGACATGTCCGCCGACACCCAACTATTCTGGGGCGCGGGCGACCGCATCGTTTTCCCCTGGGAAAGCACCGGCTGGCTGCATCTTTATTCCATCTCCACCCACGGCGACGTCCCCACGCCGCTCAACGCCCCCGGCGATTTCGAAATCGAGCACGTCTCGCTTTCCTCCGATCGCCGCACGGTCCTCTTCTCCTCGAATCAAAACGATACCGATCGCCGTCATCTCTGGCGCGTTTCCGTCTCGGGCCAAGATCTCGCGCAACTCACACCCGGCGACGGTATCGAATGGTCCCCGGTTGAAACCGCCGACGGCTCGGCAGTTGCCATGCTGCGCTCCGACGCCCGCAACCCGGCGCGCGCTTCCGTCAAAATTGGGACCGCCGCCGTTCGCGATCTCGCGCCTGACTCCGTGCCCGCCGGCTTCCCCGCCTCCGCACTCATCGCGCCC